ATCGAGAACGCGATCCTGAACGGCACCGGCACGACCAACCCCACCGGCATCCTCGTGGGCGTCACGTTCGACGCGTCGAACAGCGCCACCTGGGACAAGACGAAGGGCCTGCTCTACGACGACGTCGTGAGCTGCGTCGCGCTGCTTCCGACCATGTACCACCAGAACGCCCGCTTCATCATGCCGCGCGCCACCCTCTTCGGCAGCGTGCGCCTGATCAAGGACGCGTTCGGCCGCCCGATCTTCGTCCCGGACGCGCGGGAGAAGGGTCCCGGCACCATCCTCGGATACGAAGTCGTCATGGACGACCTCATGCCGGCGGACACCATCCTCTTCGGCGACCTGGATTACTACCACGCGAACGTCCAGGAAGGCCCGATCATCGACATCTCCACGGAGTCCGGATTCACGGCGGCGGCCATCGACTACAGAGGCTACATGCTGATGGACAGCAAGCCGCTGCTCTCCGAGGCCTTCGTCAAGTACACCAAGTCCGCCTGATCCATAGGCGGGCCTGACGAACGATGAGCGGGGCGGCCTTCGGGCCGCCCCATACCATGCCTCGAGGAGGTAGACCAGATGGGCAATGCAACCTTCAGGCCCGACAAGGGCCAGCCGATCGGCACCGACGTCCCGACCGTCGACGCGTCCTGGCTGAACCGCCGGCGCGTGGCGCTCGGATCCCCGGCCGCGGCCAGCGACACGGCAGTCCACGCCACCATCCCGCTCACGAGCGCGGGTGCCGGCCAGGACATCACCACCGCGATCACGAATCCTGACGTGCCGCGCGTCGCCCGAATCAAGGGCAACGCCTCGGGAAACACAGGAAACGTGGTCATCACCGGCAAGAACCTGCTCGGCGCGACCGTCACCGACACCATCGCGCTCAACGGCGCGACGGCGGTCGAGGGCACCAAGGCTCTCGTCAGCATCTCGAACATCCACGTCCCGCCTGAAGTCCACGCCGGCACCGATACCGTCAGCGTCGGCTACGGTTCCGTGCTCGGCCTGTCGCTCCTGCTCGACCGCAACTCCGTCGAGAAGGCGTGGCTGGCCAAGACCGTCGAGGGAACGGCTCCTACGGTCACCGTCAGTGCGACGGTCATCGAGAGCAACACCGTGAAGCTGTATTCCGCCCTGAACGGCACGGCCGTCGAGGTGGACATCGAGGTCTAGGGAGGGTAGGACGATGCCCGACACGCAGATGATGCTCGGATACGTGAAGAACGCGCTGCGGATCACGTCCGACGAACTGGACGACGAGGTGCAGAACACGATCGACGCCTGCGTCCTGGACCTGTCTCTGGCGGGCATCGATCCCTCCAAGATTGTGGCAACCGACGCGCTGGCGCAGCTGGCAGTCTCCACCTTCGCGAAGATCCATTTCGGATTCGACAATCCGGAGGCGGAGAGGTTCCAGGAAAGCTACGACAGCTTCAAGCGGTCGATGGCGCTCAACTCGAAGTACCGCAAGGCGGTGACGTAGCATGGCCCAGTGGAAGGACGTCGTCTACCTGATCAATCCGACGCCCGTGAAGATCAACGGCGTCTACACGACGGACCTCGCGACGTCTTCGCAGCGGAAGTGCGTCGGGAACCATCAGGGAATCTCGATGAAGGAGTTCTACGAGGCAGCGGCGCTCCAGCTCCGTCCGGAGTTCAAGGTGACGCTGCGACGCAGGGACTACCAGGACGAGGCGTACCTGAAATGGAACGGCGCCTACTTCAAGCTCATCCGCGTCACGAACAGCGAGAACGAGGAGTTCGTGACCTTCACCTGTCTCCGTCTACCGTCGTCGATCGTGAACTCGTGAGGTGACGGAATGAAGGTCCAGATGAATGCCGACGGGTTCCAGCAGTTCCAGGAAGCGGTATCCGGCCTGGAACCGTTCTATCGGAAGTGGGCGGCGCCATTCATCCGTGACGCGCTCGACAAGGCGGCGCAGGTCGTCGCCCAGGAAGCGAGGATCCGGGCGAAGGACCTGCACGACCAGGGCCACAGTCCGAACTCCCCGAACATCTACGAGAACATCGTCGTGCGCCGCGCGGTCGTGTCCGAGAACGGGCTGTCCTACATTCGGGTGGGCGTCGCGAAGAAAGTCGCCTATGCCATACCGCTCGAGTACGGACACATCATCCGGACCAACGCGGGCTACCGGCACGTGGCGGCCCGGCCGTTCATGATCCCGGCGTTCGAGGCCAGGAAGGCCGAGGCGCTGAGCATCGCGCGGGCGGCCCTGAAGGAGAGCATCCCGGCCATGCTCCAGCGCGCAGCGCTCGCGAAGATGCGCCGGGAGAAGAGGGGATCCAAATGACGCTCAACGCACGCATCGAGTCCACCCTTGCGTCCATCGGATGCCCTGTCGCGTTCCAGACCTTCCCAGAGAGCGTCTTCACGACGTTCCCCAGGATCTCCTACTTCTGCATCAACGAACAGGTCGTCTACAGCGCGGACGACGCGCCGGCGGCGGTCGAATACGCGGTGCAGGTGGACGTCTGGCACAACACGGACTATGCCTCGCTCGTCTCCCAGGTCCAGGCGGCCATGTCCGCTGCAGGCTTCGGAAGAGGGTCCGGAGGCGACATCTACGACCCCGACTCCCGGATCTATCATAAACCGCTTCGGTTCTACTACACCGAAGTTCTGTAAAGGAGGCCCATTGAAATGGCCCTGAAGATCGGCGTAAAGAGTTTCACGTACGCGCTCATCTCCGCCGACACTGTTGCCGGAGGCACCATCTACGGCACCCCTGTCGCGGTCCCCGGACTCAACTCCATCAAGCTGTCCTCGAAGTTCGACCAGCAGAACTACTTCGCGGACAACGTGCTCTACGACAGCATGTCGATGCTGGGGTTCTACGAGGTCGAGCTGACGCTCGCGGACCTCGACCTGGACACCCAGGCGGCGCTGCTCGGGCACACCATCACCGGCGGCGTCATCCAGCGCCTCGCCGCGGACCAGCCGCCGTACGTCGCCATCGCCTTCGTGGCGCTGAAGTCGAACGGCAAGAAGCGGTACACCCGGCTCCTGAAGGGCCGCTTCTTCGTCCCGGACGACGAGAACGCGACCCGCGAGGACAAGATCAAGCTGGCGGACGGGACGCTGAAGGGCATCTTCTTCGCTCGCGTCTCCGACGACGCGCTGGTCCAGCAGACGGACGAGGACCAGGCGAACTTCAATTCCGCGACCGCCGCGGCCTGGTTCACCGCCTTCGGCGTCGCCGACTCCACCCCGCCGTCGATCTCGAGCGTCACGCCCGCGAACTCCGCGACCAGCGTCGCGGTCGGAACGACCGTCGCGTGGGTCTTCAACGAGGCGCTGCAGCCGACGTGCATGACCAAGGACAACTTCTTCCTGGTCAAGGACTCGGACGGCAGCATCGTGGCCGGCACGCTCGCGCTGAGCAACGGCAACAAGACCGTCACGTTCACCCCGAGCGGAAACCTGACCGCGGCGGCCGTCTACCGACCCGTCGTGGGCACGGGCGTCAAGGACCTCGCCGGCAACGCTCTGGCCGCCCAGTCCGTCACGAAGTTCACCTGCGCGTAATCGTCTGACGGCGCGCAAGACAAGCGGGAGGCGGCATCGCTGCCGCCTCCCTTCTTTCACAAAGAGGAGGACGCCCCATGAACGGAGAAGCCATCAAGCCGACCCCGAAGACCGTCCGGATCTGCGGGGTCGTGTACGAATTCCGCCTCGATTTCAACGCCCTGGTCTGGCTCGAGGAGAACTACCTCGACAAGCAGACCGTCAACGGGGTCGAGATCGTCCAGCCCGGAGACTACATGACCGACCTGCAGCACGGGAAGCTGCGGTCCGCTCGCGCGATCCTCTACGCGGGGCTGATGGCCAGCCTGCCAGATGGGACCACGATCGAGCAGTTCGGAGCGATGCTCAACTCCAACGAGATTTTCGCGATGGCCGGAAACCTGAACCAGATGCTTTCCAAGGACCTTCCGGAGGCGAAGGACGCCCCGGGGGAACCGAATCCCAGCGAGATCCCTGGGACTGGCCCTGGATCTACTACATCGGAACCATAGTCCTCCGAATCCCGGAGGATCGCTTCTGGCGATGCACGCCGCGAAAGTTCTTCGCCCTCCTCGAGGCCCACAGACGATACACAGGGCAGAAGTCGAGCGACGAGGAAATGGGGTTCATCGACCAGGTCATATAGCAAGGAGGTGACGTCATGGCTGAGGAGACTGTCGAGGGGCTGCTTCTGCAGCTGGGAATCGATGCCGGCGGATTCACCTCGGGAATGCGCGCGATCAACGACCACCTGAAGTTGGCGCAGTCCGAGTTCGTCGCTGCCGGCGGCAAGATGAAGGACTTCGGATCGACCGGTACAGGCGTGGAAGCGACGACGAAGCTCCTGACCGACAGCATCGAGCTGCAGAAGGTGAAGATCGCCGCGCTCACGAAGGAATACCAGGCGGCGGCATCGGGCGGAGTGGATACGGCGCAGGCTGCCACCAAACTCAAGATCGAGCTGAACAACGCCACCGGCGAGCTGAAGGGCATGGAGTCAAAGCTCGGGCAGGCGAAGTCTGGACTCAATTCCCTCGGGACCGAGATGGGCCAGGAGGAGAGCAAGTCCAACAGC